AACCAGACTGGCGGGTACGGCCAGGTTTCTGTGCGGAACACGCCGTTTCACCAGCATGGTAAGAGCGGCAAGGTTGAGCCGGCGAAGCCGCAGCCGAAGTTGCGCGGCAGCAACGCCAAGTAATGGCGATCCTCCCCAGGGAGGCGTCTTACGAGCAGTTTTGTGTCTACGTTGTGGATCTTAAGGGTCCGAAGACTCAACAGGAAATGGATGAACTGTGGGAGTGGCGGCAGAAACTCTTGGGCATCAGAGTTGATACGGGACGCGGTGCGCGAGGGGTCTTTCCCCCTGATGAGCAGCATCTCACACGGGCGGAACGCGGCCGTAAAGCCGAACAGGAAGCGTTATCGCAGGGGCGCAACATTGAGAGGTTGCCCGACAAGGCGCATTTCTGATGGCCCATAAAACCAGGGCAGAACTGCATGAGCAGTATACGCGGCGTCTAGAACGTACCCGCAGGTGGCGGGAGGAACAGGGGTACGACCGCACCTGGTGGCGTTTGATCGACCTGTACCGGGGTAAGCATTGGGCTGAAACGACGCGTAGTCGTTCTGATCTGATCGCTGTCAACCTGGCTTTTAGCACGATCAATGTGATCGCTCCTTCGGTGGCGGTGAACCATCCGAAGGTTGTGGTGTCTGCAAATGATGAGGGTAACTCTGATCGTGCTGCTATTTGGTGGAGGCTGTTGTCAACCTATTTGTGGCGGCATCACGATTTTCGTAAGCCGTTCCGGCGTGCTGTCAAGGATTTCTTGATTTTCGGGCACGGTTGGGTAAAGACTGGTTGGAAGTTCCTGGAACAGGAGACTTCTTTGGCTGAGGCTGAGCGGGATCTGCTGATGCAGCAGGCCCGCATGGAGGTCGACGAGTTCGCTGTCGAGTCCCCCGATTTGGCTGCGTCGTTGCCGACAGATGACGAGATCAACGCTAATCTGCCGGAAACGGCNATGATGGTGATTGAAGATCAGCCGTTCGTAGAGCGGATTTCACCGTTTGACATATTTGTTGATCCCGAGGCGACCTGCATGGATGATGCCAGGTGGATCGCTCAGAAGATTGTGCGACCGTTGGAGGAGGCTCAGAAGGATCAACGGTACAAGCCGTCGGTTCGGAAGCGTCTGGATGCGGATGCCGGCGTGAACCTCCAGTATGTTTCTCAGTACGAGAACGAGCGTGAGCGCGTTCTCGACGAGGACAGGGTGACTATCTGGGAGTTCTACGACATTGCGGATAACACGATGTCTGTGTTTTCTGAGAACAGCGATGGTTTCCTGGTTGATCCGGTGCCGATGCCGTATGCGTACGGGCAGCCGTTTGTGATGATTCGGAACTATGACATTCCTGATCTGTTCTATCCGATGGGTGATCTGGAATCGATCGAGTCTTTGCAACTGGAGTTGGATAAGACTCGTTCCCAGTTGATGAACGATAGGAAGCGGTACGCCCGCAAGTACCTGTACCATGAGCGGTCGTTTGGGCCGGCAGGGCGGGAAGCCCTAGAATCTGATGAGGATGGTCGTCTGGTTCCGGTTTTAGATGAGAACAAGCCTTTGTCGGATGTTGTGATTCCGATGCCGCAGACACCGATTTCTCCAGAAATCTACAACTATTCGAACATTATCGAGAATGACATCAATACGGTGTCTGGCGTATCAGAGTATGCCAGGGGGGCGATGCCGGAGATTACGCGTACGGCTACTGAGGCTAGCATCATTGCTGATGCACAGAATGCGCGGGCTGCCGACAAGTTGGCGATTATCGAGATTTCGATTTCGGAGATTGCCCGACGGGTGATTCAGTTGATGCAGCAGTTTATGACTGGCGATCAGATGGCCCGTGTGTCGATGAAGGGCGGCGAATCCTTGTGGGTTCCGTATAGCCGTGACGACATTTTGGGTGAATACGATTTCGCTGTCGAGGCTGGTTCAACTCAGCCGATGAATGACACGATTCGTAAGCAACAGGCTGTATCCTTGTTGAATGCGATTGCGCCGCTGGTGGGAACGGTCATCGATCCGGCGGCTCTTGCGATTCATGTGCTGGAGGAAGGTTTCGGCATCAAGGATCCGCAGAAGTTTATTATGGAACAGCAGCCGCCTCCGCCTCCTGGGGAAGTCCCAATGGAGGAAGAAGCGGCTCTGGCTGGCGGCCCCCTGCCGCCAGGGGGGCCACCCGTGCCTGAACCTCCCCCAGGCGCCGGTGTGCCCCCCGCTTTCGCACCTACGGGCGGTGTGCCGCCCGAGTTAATGGCTCAACTGGAGGGCCAGATGGGCTTGGAGTTGCCTTCTTTGGGTTGACCTGGGACAGACGTTGTTGTGTATTAGGAGCAACTACGGACTCCACGGGCTAGTGCCCACAAAACATAGAAGGAACGGAACCCATCAAGATGGACACTCCAGAATCTTCCAACGAGGTAGCGACGGAACCTGCCGGCTCGACGTACACCGTAAAGGTGGATGGCGCAGAGTCGGAGGTCAGCCTAAGCGAACTTCAACAGGGATACCAGCGACAGGCGGATTACACCCGTAAGACGCAGGAGTTGGCATCCGAACGTCAGCGTTTGGAGCAGGCCGAAGCAATAGTTTCGGCTCTGGAAGCGGACCCCGAGGGTGCGCTTACTGCGTTGTCATCAGCGTTCGGCATTGCGGACAATCGGTCGATTTCTTCCACGGATGAGTGGGGGGATGAACCGGATCCGACAGAGGAACGCATCGCTTCTTTGGAAGCGACGATGGCTCAACAGGCGAGGGCGTCGAGACAGCAGGCGTTGGAAACAGAAGTTTCCACTCTCCAATCGAGATACGGCAATTTTGATGCGGATGCTCTTTACAGGCACGCATTGGCGAACCGTATCCCGAACTTGGAGGCGGCGTACGCTCACATGAACTTCGGATCTTTGGCGACTTATGCGGGAAAACTGCATGAGGAGCGGGAGATAACCGAAACCAAGCGGAACACCAAGGTGGAAACGGGAACTTCTCGACAGGCTGGTGTAGTAACCAGTACGGCAGCGGAAAAACCGATGTCGATTCGTGAAGCGTTTGCCAACGCCAAAAAAGAACACGGCACCTAGACCCAAGGAGTAAAGAATCATGGCGGCTGGTAACAGCAACTTTGACGAGATTCTCTCCACCACGCTCAAGAACTACGTCCCGAAACTCACTGATAACATTTTCAGTGCGCGGCCGTTGTTCTACGCTTTGACGAACGGTCAGACGATTCGTCGAATCAGTGGTGGTGCGAAGATCGTCGTCCCGCTTATTTACGGGACCAACTCAACCGCTGGCTCGTACAGCGGAACCGACACTATTTCGACGACGGCACAGACGGGCATTAGCGCGGCTGAGTACGATTGGAAGCAGTACGCGGCCACAGTGACTATCAATGGTATTGAGGAAGCCAAGAACAACGGCGAAGCCCAGATCATTGATCTTCTGGAAGGCAAGATCTTCCAGACCCAGGAAACCATCATCGAGAACATGAACACCATGTTCTTCAGCGACGGCACCGGCAACAGCAGCAAGGACATGAACGGCCTCAACAATTTGGTTGGGACCGGCCTTACTGTGGGTGGCATTGACGCTACCGATTCGGACAACTCATGGTGGCGTTCAACTCTCCGCAACGGCCCTGCCGATGCGGGTGCTGGCGTATTGACCGTAGCCGCTATGGCGACTGTGTACAACAGCGTGTCGGTTGGTAATGACCAGCCGACAATCATTATCACGGATCAGGACGAGTACGAGGCTTACGAGGCTCTGCTTGACGGTCAGATCCGTTACACGGATACGGACATGGCCGACGGCGGGTTCCAGAACCTGCTGTTCAAGGGCGCACCTATCACGTTTGATAGTGACACCAACTTGGATGGAAAGGTGTTCTTCTTGAACACCAAGTACATCCAACTAGTTGCACACTCCGACGTTTGGTTTAAGCCAACGCCGTTTGTGCGACCCACCAATCAGGATGCGGTATTCTCGCAGTTGCTCTGCTACGGCGAGTTGACCACAAGTAACCGTGCCCGTCAGGGAATGATCTACGCTCTTAGCGACTGATCCCTGATAGACGGTCGTTGCTACGAGAGGCATCATGGCACGGGGTTTCGCATACGCATACAAACAGGGTCAGCGCCCTGCAGATGAACCTGCGGGAAACTATAAGACGCTCAAACCTGAAGGTCACGCCGTTGGGCGTGATAGGCGCATACATCGCGTGAATCCCACCCCCACCCATGATCCTCTCGTAGCGACGCCTTCTCCGCTCTGTGTTGCTATTACCAAAAAAGGTGTTTCCTGTAAAGGACACCCGATTGGGGACACAGATACCTGCGTTTTCCATAAGGAGTAGCCGTGGACATTTCGACCATGCGGTCGTATGTCCGCTCTGTGGTGGACATCGATTCCACCGATATTTCCGACGATACCCTCAACCGTTTCCTGGGCGAAGGCTACGATGTCATTGTCTATTCGGAAAAACGGTGGCCGTTTTTTGAGGTGTCGACCACATTCAACACGGTAGCGTCGCAGAAAGACTATACGCTGGCGGTGATCGGCGCATCCGTAACGGGTGGTTTGCGTGAACTTGCCGCTCTCCGCACCGATGACCACGTTGCGACCTATGTGGGCCGCGACGAAGGCGATGTGGTCTATCCGTTGAATGTGACAGGCCAGGGGTCGCCCTGGTGGTGGTCGTATTGGGGCGAAACGGTTCGCTTGTACCCTACGCCTACAAGCGCGGAAACGATCAATGTGCGCGGATACAAGAACCCGACTACTTTCGGGGCTGGCGTATCCGATGCTACGGAACCGTCCGATCTACCTGATCCGTTTCATATCGTGGTAGCGACGTATGGGATTGCCCGTGCTTACGAGCAGCAGGAAGATCCCACGATGGCGACCCAGTATTTCCAGATTTTCAATCAGGAACTCGACAATCTAAAAGCACGCTACGACGACATGCCGGCGCCTCAGCCCGTGTTGTTGAACAGTCGCAGCGCCTCACGGTGGCGTTCCCAGGTCATCCTCCCAAACCGTATGCGCTATTCGTGGGAGTAACCAGTGGCTACGCGTAGTCAGTTCAAGTTAGAAACCCTCGAATCGTTCACCGGTGGACTGAACCTTCGTACCGACCAGTTCAACCTGGAAGACAACGAATCACCGGATCTTCTCAACGTTCTCGTAGATCCCCGTGGTGGGATCAGAATGCGCGACGGCGTCGATCGTCGCAACACGACGGCTTTAAGCGCCGACGTAAAGGGCATTTGGGCGCTTCACACGGATAGCGGCACCAATCACCTGATGGTCAACTACGGGACCAAGGTCGCCTATTCGACTACGGCGAACTTCACGGATCTGACCGGGATCACGGCCCGCACCAACGGATCCAGGGTTTACGGGATGACCATGAACAATGTTGCCTACGGCGTGTCATACGACAAGGTGTCATTCAAGTGGGATGGATCGTCTGCCGCCGACCTGGGCACGACTCTGGATGGTTCNGCCGGCAACTTCCCCCAGGCCCAGTACGTTGCGTTCTGGAACAACTTCGCGTGGGCCGCGTACACCTACGAATCAGCCACCGGTTACAAGTACCGGGTACGGTGGTCGAACGCCAACGATCCTGAGAAGTGGACGGCGACAGACTACGTCGACATCGACAAGGGCGAACACGGCGACTACATCACCGGCCTGTGCCCGATGGGTGATCGACTCCTGATATTCAAGTCGAACAGCGTCTACGCTATTTTCGGATTCGATTCGGATTCATTCCAGGTAGTCACGTTGACCGACAGCGTCGGATCTGTGCCGCTGTCACAACCCATCTCCACCCCTTACGGGGTGTTTTTCTGGTATGCCGACCAGGGCGTCTTCGCCTACAACAAGGAAAACTTTTCGTGGGTGTTCGACAAGATCGCTCCAGCGATCACTGATGGCCGCATCTCGTTCACCTCGAATCCGCAACTAGCGTGGGGTAACCAGAAAGCGTACGTCAGTGTCGATTGGACAGAAGAAGGTACGACAACTCGACGGACGTTCATTTATGATCCGACTTTGGGACCAACAGGTGCCTGGGTGCTGACCGACATTGACGCCGGCCCACTGTACGCCTACCGGCCTCCCAACTCGTCACCGACCGTATTCGCTGGTTGTGTGGCGAATACGGGAGTTGTCATCGATGTCGAGGATGGACAGAACCGCACTAGTGACAGGTACGCCAGTTCCACGGAAACCCACATTTCTTCCTATTTCTTTACGACTTGGATGACGGGAAGAAACCCGATTGTGAAAAAACGGTGGGGTCGACCTCGAATGGTCACCTCCGCCGAATCAACGATTACGCTCCCGGTCGACATCTACAAGGACTACGACAAGTCGGCTCAGACGACATCTTTCAATGTCGCTGTTGCCGGCAAAACTTCCACATCCAGGTGGAACACCGCCAAATGGGATGACAGTGACGACAGTTCCGATTATGTGGCTAAGTGGGATTCAATCGCTCGTTCGTTGACTGCGGATGTCATCAATCTGCCGACTTTGGGAACAGCCAAAAGCATCAGTTTAAAGGTAAGTGGGCCAACGTCGGATAATCATTGGGAAGTCAATGCGTTGGCTTTCACCTATACTCCCAGGAGACTCAGGTAAATGGCGACACTTGCCGTTACAAACGACTTTTCAGCAGGAACAACGATTGTTGCTGCTGACATGAACCAGAACTTCACGGACATTGAAACATTCGTGAACTCGTCCCCTGGGCTTGTTCAGAACACTCTGGTCGACGCCAAAGGAGACATCCTTGCTGGTTCGGCCGATAATACGCTGGTTCGAGTTGGCATTGGAGCCAACGGAACATTCCTGGTGGCTGATTCAACGGCGACTCCTGGTGTCGCGTGGGCTACTACCGCCGTTGATGACAACATCATCGCAAACCAAATTTTCTCATAGAGGAAAGGCATAATGGCAACATACTCAAAGGTTCTCCTCGTCTGGCGGCACAACAGGCATGAACGTCAAGGTGGCCGCCACATCATCGGCGGGCACTACGATCCATACTGCTACCAGCGGTACGTCCAACATGGACGAGATCTGGCTGTACGCCTGCAACACCGACTCAACGGACCGCAAACTCACTATCGAATACGGTGCGACTTCCGACGATCAGCGCCTCACCGAAGTAACGATTGGTGCTGAGGCTGGCTGGGTGCTGGTAGTTCCAGGTTTGTTGCTACAGAACAGTCTGGTTGTGAAAGCGTTCGCTGCAACAGCGAACGTCATCAACATTAACGGTTACGTCAACAGGATTACAGCCTAATGTCGAACGGTGTCAGATTCTTTGCAAGCCAGCCAGTTTCCAACTGGAATGCTGCGGCCATAACATGGAGCGGACACAACCGCCAATGGTACTTGCCACGTATGGTGACGGCACTGACATTGTTGCAGAATCGACTGCCACGTATGACGGTACGACCCTGCAACTGACCACTTCAGGTGGCGGTTTGAAACTGGACGGCCTCAACTCGTCTAATGCCAATACTTTGGACGACTATGAGGAAGGGTACTGGACTTGCGCTTTGACCGCTTCAACGTCTGGTACGATTACCGTAGCCACAAGTCACGATCAGGGCTATTACATTAAGATTGGCAAACTTGTTCATGTGCAAGGAAACTTTGAAGTAGATTCGGTTTCTTCACCTGTTGGAACTTTGCGTATTGGCGGTTTGCCTTTTACGGCGGCTTCAGGTTTGACCGAAAACGCTGATCGTGGTTCAAATATGGGCACGGTTCTTGATTTGGCTAACGCTAAAAGTGGAATCCATACTCACGTTCACGCTGGCACCACGTTTATGGACATGAATGCAGGAGCAGGCGGTACATCTCAGGACGCCAGCCTTGCAGACGATGTTGATGCCGGTACATCGTTTCTTATTTCCGGCTCTTACGTAGCCAACACCTAGTCTTTCAGGAGACAAGATGAGTATTACAAAAGAAACTTTCCATGATCGCATCGAAGTGTTGGACACTGGGCATTTGCAATGCCGAACGGCTACCGCTTATTACGACGATGGTGTGGAAGTTTCACGCACCGTGCATCGGCATGTGTTGGAGCCAGGTGACAGTCTTGAAGGCGAAGACCCGAAGGTTGTTGCTGTGGCTGAAGCGGTATGGACTGACGCAGTTATGGCTGAATGGGTAACGATTCGGGCCGCTAGAAACACCTGATGAACACCCCGACCGATATCAGGCAGGTCAAAATCCCAACTATTGCAGTTGGTTTGATTCTGTCTGTAGCGGTTATCGCTGGAACTATCACTTGGTCGTCTGCCCGGACGGTGGCTCGCATCGACCGCCTAGAAGAATCGGTCGAATCTATTGAAGACTCGATGGACATGAACGCCTACGCCCGCGTAGAAGATGTCACGGAAGACATACGCGACTTGGAAACACGGTTGGCTGCAATAGAGGAACTGTGTAACCGCGTTGACACCATGGAGGAACTTGTTGCAGGGATCGCTACATCGGTAAGCGCATTGTTGATGGAAGCGGAGCAGGAGTGGTGGTCTGATGCCGACGGTTGAGTACAAGCCAACTCACCGGTTTGTTGGGCCGAACGCTACATCTATTGAGTACGAACTTCGTAAGATTCAAGAAAAACTGGACAACTTGGAGGCGCGTGTAGCGGCTCTGGAGTCTCCGTAGGAGAAACATGGGTATCAGGAGATCAGCAGCAGAATACGGGTCTACCGTGGGTGATGAACAGTTGGCGGTAGCCGGAACTGCCGTGTCGCTTGCTTCGGTTCCTGCCACAGCGGTAGCGGCGATGGTGACTAACGGAGCCGAACCCATCAGGGTTCGGTGGGGAACGCCAACAGCCAGCGTAGGCCATTACATCAATCCTTACAGCGTGTTGGATTTGTACCAGGACGATTTGACGGATGTGAAGTTTATTCGGGTGTCGTCGAGTAGCACGATCGATGTCACTTACTTCGGTTAGGAAAGAAGATGCCTTCGCGTATTACTCAACGAATCGATCAAGTCCCTACAGGGGACATTACTGCTGTGACTGCTGGTGTTGCAATCAACGGAGGCGGTACGAGCGGTGCAGTTGTAATAAATGTAACAGTCGAGGACGACGATCTTGTGATTGCCGGCCAAGTCTATAGTTAGCGGGACAGAAGGAACCTATTGTTATGGCGAATACACCAGGAAACGCTCCACCCTCAGTAAACCAGTTGGATGCGTTCATGCAGGCTCGATCGCCGTCGGCGGAGATCGGAAAATTTAATCAGGATCCGCAGGCTGCCGCTGTGATGCAGTGGTTGGCGACACCGGAGGCGCAGGAGTTTTTGCGCCGGATCGTGATGGAGCAGGGTTTGATGGGTCAGGGGTCGCCTCCTGGCGCACCTGGTCCTGGTGGTCCTGGTTCTGGCGGGGCTCCGTTGCCACTTCCTGGTGGCCCTCCTGGGATGCCAAGCCCTGGTGGCCCTCCCGGCGGTCCCGGTCCTATGGGACCAGGTAGCCGAGGTGGTCCTCCCGGTCCTGGCCATTTCCGGCCGCATGAACAACGGCCGGTACCGCCGCCACCTACAGGACCGGGAATGGGTCCATCGCCGGCACCGGGCGTACCGGGCGGTGACCGAGATCTATCAGATCCAGAATCTTTCGGCCCGCAGGGCGGCCATCCATTGGCCGGTTTGGGTGGCGCTATTGCTGGCGCTTTTGGTGGTCCTCGACCGGTGTTCGATCCGCGGACAGGCCAACAGTTGCATGTCGACCCGAACACGGTGCGGGGCGCTGGACGACGCTCGTCTGGTCGTGGCCGTGCCGCTGCCATTCAGGCTCTGATAGCAGAGCAGGCTGCTGGCGGCAGAGTCGGTCGCTGACCTTTCACGGTGGCGATTGACTTTAACGTCACGAACCGCTCCAAGGAGTCGGTTGGGCCTTTGACGCCGGCTGGCGTCCAGGGTCGCGCTGCTGGCGCTATTTCGCCGTCCCCGTTGGGGAATGTTCCGAAGTATGCGTCGGTTGCCAAAAGTAGGCCGTGATCTGCGTCGCCGTTTGTCGGGGTTGGCAGCATCAGCGTGAGGGGTATGGCCGGCAGCGGGCGATGGGTTTGGATGACATGAGTCGCCGGTTTGGGGATCTGCGTCGGCAGATCCCCGGTCAGTTCAATCGGCGCGGCATGTTGGATTCGGGCCAGTTTCAGCGGGGGTTGGGTCGGACGTATACGGATCAGTTGCGTCAGGCTGGCCGCTACGAGATGGGTGTGCAGGGTGCGTTGGATCAGTTGGCTGCTCAAGAATGGGAGGCGGAGCAGGCGTACGCTGGGCAGCGTTTGGGTGGCGTTATGGATGATGCGTCGCGTCGGGCTGTGATGGCTGCACGGATCAGGGGCGCCTGATGTCTATAGTTTCGCAACAGAAGCGAGGTGTTGCTCCGTCGATACGGAGCCGTAGCGGCATTTTGACGAATGCTGCGACTACGGGGCAGCAGGGACCGCCTAACACGATGTTGGCTGCGGGGGGTGCCGGCGGTGGCATGGGTGCTGGTGCAACGCAGGCCGCTTCGACACCGGCAAGGGGGGCGCTAGCCGCCAGACATGGCGGCCCGACGCCCGTTGCGTCCCGTCCCGATCCTGGCGCTTTGGCAGCCGCCAGGTATGAAAGAGCGTGGATGGCGCCTGCTGTAGATCGTCCTGCACCGGGGGTGCTGGACGCAGCGAGGTATGCCAGGGCGGCAGAGGTTTATGCCGATCCGGTTACGGGTGCGCCGACGCCTGCTTATGAAGAAGCGCAGGCTGCGCCGGTGTTTGGCACACCAGGCGCTATGGGTGGTCCGTCGGGTGGTAATCCGTGGCTAGAAGAACTGGCTGCAATGACGTTAGACGAGCGGATTCAGACCGGGTTAGATTTGGGAATTGTTGACCAGACGCAGGCTACGGCTTTGGCTGGTGGGGCTTCTGTTAACCCGGATGCTGCGAACTACATGGGGGCGGCAGGAGTGGCCCCGATTTCGACATTGGGTGTCCCCATCGAAGATGCATACACCGACATGTACGCCGATTTGCGGGAAGACGCCGACACAGCGTTCGATACGTCGGAGGACTATTTCACTACAGAAGGCGACGCGACAACCGGTTTCTACGATACGGGTGCTGATCTGTCAGGCGCCTATTTTGACGATCGTGCTACCGCTGCGGAAGGCTATTTCGGCGGGACGCGGGACGACGCCCTCGAATATTTGACGGGCCGGGAGGGCCGTGAACAGCAGCAGATCCTGGACATGGCGAATATGCGTCGGGGAAACGTCAACCAGCAGTATCAGCACATGATTGATGCGTTGAACGCTGAGCAGGCGCGTCGAGGCGGCGTGTACGACCAGTTGGAAACTCAGCGTGGCGCAAGGTTGAATGACTACGAGGCGCAGTTGTTGAGCCAGATGGAGGGTCTGGAGGGGCAGCGTCTGACTCAGGAGCAGGCGATGATGGACGCTATGAGCGGTCGTTATACGGGCGCTCAGGGTGGTTTGGATCAGCGCCGGTTGGATGCGGAGGCTGCTTTGCGGGAGCAGGGCATTAGTCCGGAGGCGTATACGGCGGCGGTTGGTGCGGAGACTGCGGGGCTGTTGGGGTCGCAGGCTCTTTCGTCGCAGGATTTGCAGGGCCGGTTGGCGTCGATTGCGGCGTCGGAGGCTACGGATCGTTCGTTGGGGGCGACGGGGTTGTTCCAGGATGCCCGTGCTGCTTTGGCGGATGAGTTGTTTGGTGGCCGTGCGAACCTTGCGGAGGATATTGCCGGTCGGCGCACGGGCCTGGGTTTGCAGAACATGCAGGCGTTGGGTGGCATTAATACGGGCGAGTTGGGGTCGCAGCATGCCTTGGCGAACGAGATCGCTCAGGGGCGCTTTGGAGCCAATCAGGCGTACAGCACGGGGATGTATAACACTGGTGAGGAGATTGCTGCCGGGAGGTTTGAGGGTTCTGAGGCGGCCCGTACGGGGGCGTTTGGTGCGGGTCAGGCGCAGCGTGCCGGCATCTATGGGGCGCAGCAGACGTATAACACCGAGATGTCGCGTATCAATGAGGCGGAGGCGTCGGGACGGATTTCGAGGGCGGAGGCTGCCCAGGCGAAAACTGAGGCTGAGGCGAAGGCTGCTCAGGCTCAGGCTGCGGAGTCAGCCCAGTTTGCGACGATTGATCAGCAGATGGGTTTGACGCCGGGTACGGCTGAGGCGATGGCGGCGGGCGGTTTGTTGGGTGATTTGTACGGCGATTTGATGGGTGAGCCGGAAGTTAACGAGTACGAAAACATGATGCCGTGGACTGATGCTGCGGGTGAAACGTATTTTGTGGATCCTGAGATTGCTATGAGGGCGGAGATTGATGCTGCTCAAAGTAGTCCGGTGGGGTTCTATCCGGTGAACATCAACGGGCAGATGGTGCCTATGCCGATTACCGGTTGGGGAGATGTTGAGGCGTCGCAGGAGTACGAGGCACGGAGGGTAGTCGTGCCGTCCCGCGAAGATATTCTGGCGAACATTACGACTGGGCCTGGGCGGCCAAGCCGTAAGGACATTCTCGCCAACATGACTACGGGCGCTGACAGCCCGTTGATTAGCCTGGTGAAGGATCCAAAGGACGCTCCGCAGCGTACGCCTGTAACGACAAGCCAGTTGGTGCCGCGACCGGAGCCGGTGATAATACCGGAAGCGCCGGAGCCGGAACCGGGACCGTTCGAGTTCGCTGGCCCGTTGGGAAAGTTCATTGATTTGATCGATACGCCGCGTGCGGCGATCGTGTCGACGATCAAAGAGGTCGGGGATCTGTTCACGGGGGAGGGGTTTTCGCCTGTCGATTGGTGGAAGCAGACTGAGGACAACCTGTTCATGCAGGATGTGATGCGTGATTGGGGGGTGGATCTTCCTGGCCCGTTGGAGATGGTGGTGGGGTTGGGGTTCGACATTGCGTTTGATCCGATTACCTATATGACTGGTGGTATTGGGGCTGCCGGCCGTGCGGGGATGAGTGCCAACAAGTTGATAGATGTGATGTCGAAGGGTGCTGCCTGGTATGACGACATCGCTAAGGCTGGCGGTAAGGCTGGGGTGACGCAGGCGCAGGCTGTTCACAAGTCGAAGGTGTTGAAGGACGGTGTTACGGCTGTCGGCAGGTCGAATGCGATGCATTCGGCTGGCCGGGAGGCGTTGCAGGAGGTTGGTCTGCTGGGTCAGATGGGGTTGTTTTTTCCGACGACGGGGCGTTTGGGGCGGGCGGTGCGTCTGGACAAGGTGTTGGACAAGGCGACCAGGGGCGGGATGACGGCTCGTCGTGCCCGGCAGGCGTCGAAGTTGCCGTACATCGGGGATCTGGCTCGACCGGTCGCAGGGAAGGCTGTGGATGATGCTGCTGAGGCTGTAGCCAGGTTTGGCCGTGAAGGACTGAAAGACGCTGCTGCGGCGGAAGCAAAGATCATTAGCCGGATGAAAGACATTTCCAAGGGCGTCGACCTGGGTGATGTTCCTGACGATTTCTACACGGCGGCGGCACGAATAGCGTCGAGGATGCCGGTCGAAGCATTCAAGTTGCCTGGTTTCACCGGGAAAGTGTTGACAGGTGTTGTCCCACAGTTCGGGAAGGTGAAGGGGAATCTGTTCAGCGCAAAGACTGCGGAAACGATCGACAGGTCGTTTAACACGAAGTCGAGCATCAAGCAGGGGTTGCGTAGCAAGGACTACAAGACGGTTCTGGAAGCGAACCGAGTGATGGTGAGCAACAGTGCGGGGTGGGCTGCACGCAACCGGTTTATGGATCTCATGTCGAAGGATGCGTTGGCTCTGCGTCGCAGGGCGCGACGGTTGGGGTTGGATCCTGAAACGGTCGACGACATGTTGAAAACACAGTTCTATCTGACTGATTCGTTGGGCGCCCAGGTTCTGGAGGAGGGCTTACCGGTTATCAATCCGAGGTTCCGGCAGAAGTTTGGTTCTGTCATGAGTCGGGCTGGTGACAGTGCAATATCGGATTTTTGGCATCAGGGCCGCAAGTGGATGGATGATGCTCTGATTCGGGCGAACATGTTCGGTGGGACTCAGTGGTTGGCTGCCGAGCGCCGACGAGTTGTGGGTGATGCGTCGGGCGTTGGAGCAGGCGTATGACCCGACNATGCCGCGTGCGTTGATTCCTGGCGGCGAGTTCAGGGGTGTCCCCGTTGGTGAACCAGATGGATGATCCGGCGAGGCGTACGATTGACGAGCAGATTAGGGCGATAGCGGATACAGAGTTTGGCGACGGGGCGCGTGAACTGTTTGATACGAACATCTGGAAGTCTATGGATGTGTATTTGAGCAAGATCGGGGAGGGGGTGCGTCGAGCGAAGATCATGAACTTGTTGGAGGAGGGGGGCATTGCGTTCAAGGATCCGTTGACTTGGATCAAGGGGCAGAAGGATGCCGCTTATAGCGCATTGAAGGGGCTTTACGGCAACAGGGGGGACGCGTTCGACGAGGTGTTCAAGGGTATTGAGCGTGGCCTGGATGTGGAGCAGGTCAAGGCGATGCGGATGGCTATTGCGAAGCAGCAGGGGGCGTCTGAGGTTGGGACGCAGACGGCTGCGTGGATCGCTGAGGTCGAGATTCTTGAAGCGAAACTGGTTGACATACAGGCCCAGTTGATGGAGGTGATGCGGGGTGTGAGCAGTAGGGCGCAGAAGTCGCGGCAGGCGCTGTACGACTTTATGACGCCTTTGTTGGAGGAAGCGTCGCTGGTCGGGTACCGGTGGAATCAGTTGAAGGCGATCAGCAGCATGTTGGCGCAGCAGCGGACTGCGGCGACGAGAACGATCGTTGACGACAAGTTGTTGGACGACTTGATTGAAAAGTTTGGCGATGTCGAAGCGCAGATGCGGCACCTGGTGGAGGAAGCGAAGTCGCTTGCCGAGGTGTCTAAGGATGTGCAAAGCATAAAGCGGTTGCTGCATGCTTTGCAGGCGCCGTTGAGCGAGTTGGATCAGCAGGGCTTGTTGGATGCGTTTCCTAAGGATTTGAAGATGCGGGAGTGGTTGGGGGATGTGTTCTTTTTCAGGGAAGTGTTTGACGAGACAAAGGTTACTGACGGCTGGTTTGGGAAGGACATCCTTGGGGAGGGGTTTGACGTACGCCAGGTGTACGACGATGATCGTCTGTTCCCTGATATTGGCAGCATCTACCGGGATTACAACGGGATCGATGTGGCGAAACTGCCGCGGTGGATGCAGGAGGCTGACAATAGTTGGCAGGAGGTGTCTGCTGCGTATGAGGGGGCTTTGGATCGGGGGCATGGTTACGGGACGGTGTTGACTGAGTGGCAGCAACGTCAGGCGTTGGCTGGCGGTGTGTTGTTGTCTCAGGATTCGCCGTTTGTGCGGGTCGAGGCGACGTTGCGGGATGGCGTGTGGGCGAGGAATGTTGGCGGTGGCGCTGAGGTGGCTGAGGGTGAGCCGTTGAGGTGGTCGAAGGGGCCGTCTGAGGAGGTGTTTGGTGCTTCACGGCGGGGGCGGGAGCCGAAGTTTTCGATCCCGTCGGAGGAAGAACTGGAGTTGGCGCACGCTCCGGCCAGGATCACTTATCAAGATCCGGCGAAACAGGCGGCACGACGAAGTCAAGAGGAACTGACTGAGGAAGCAATCCAGGCGGCAACGGGTCTGTCGTTGGAGGAACGCCAGGCGTTGCGCCGCCGGGAGTGGAAGGAGTGGACTGACGCCGGCAAGCATGTCGGATCCAAACCGCGCACGACGATGCCTGGGGAGACTGCGATGTCGGTGCAGGTCGTCGATGGCGAACGCATTATTGACGTTTGGACGATTGAGCCGACTGGCAGTGTGCAAACGGTTGAGGAGTTCGGCAAGCAGGTCACTAAGTGGGTTCGTGACGGCTGGGTTGTTTCGGTGAATGGTGTACCGGTGCGTGATGTCGGCGTCGGTGGTGGGGTGGTCAAGACCTTGAAGGAAGCGAAAGAGGTGGCGCAGGCGGAAGCGGCGAAGCGTTCGGGTAGGTCGGCTGCTGATCGTATGGCGGAGATCCGTGGCACNGGGCGCGAGGCGGTCACACCGCCTCCAGGAGTGGTGACGGCCCGTGAAAATGATCGGGTCCGCAAGGTCCAGGGCTGGGTGCAAGGTTACGAGCGAACGCTGCCCGAAACGAAAGTGTGGAGCCAGGTCAGGGAGGATGCGGCGGCGGACGTTGAGTCGTTTTTGGCTGGCACGCGTCATGGCTGGTTGCCGACGCCTGACGTACCGAGAGGTGGGCGGCAGATTGGCGAATACGGCCGGCTGGGTGCTTCGGAGGAGGAGGTGTTGGCGTTTGTGGAGAACATATACCCGCTTGGAACGGGTGTCGGCCCTCAGGGCGATTTTGGAGCGCCGTTGCACTGGGGTGCAAAGAAGCCCTGGGATGCCGAGGCGCAGCGCAAGTACGCTAAGAAGTTGAAGAAGTACCTGGATGACTTGCATAAGCATCTTGGTGGGGTTGAGGATGTCGGGTCGGAAGCGGATCGGTGGAGAGGCCCCACAGATCTCCCTAATGTTGGTAGGTTGACCCCCGAGGCCCGTGAGGTTGCTGCGGAGGCGGTCACGCCTCCGGCAGCGGGCGCTGGTGTTGCTGCCAGGCGTGCTGCGGCACGCCGCAAGGTGTTCGCCATGTGTACGAAGGCGAAGTGCGAGTTGGCGGAAGGTGCCACGGTTGCTGCCGAGGATCTTTACACGGATGAAACGTTCAAGTTTATGAAACGCCAGATCGACATTAGTGACGCCGAGTTGGGTGGCATTATTTCTGCGAAGCACGGGGTGTTGGATCCGGCTGAGTTGGTTGAAACGTACGATGTGCAGTTGCCCAAGACGGGCGCTAAGGAAGTTGTCGCTGGACCGGAGCAACTACGGAAGTTTGTTGATCTTGTGGGGGATGCGGAGGAACTGTTCTTTTACGGTTCTGCCAAGTACCGGGTATTGATGCGGGATCTGTTGGAGAGGGCGCAACAGCGCGGCATGTTGAGCCAAGAGGTTCGTATTGTCGAGCCCACGGGAACGGGAAAGCGCGGCGGCCCTGCAGGCAGCGGGGAGATCAAGTCGAGTTTCAGTCAGTGGGCTGGCGAAACGGGGGNACCCAGGATTCATGAGTTTCCTGCGGAGGCGGTTACGCCTCCGGCAGCGGTTGCAGCCCCTCCGGCGGATTGGCCCAGGTACAAGCACTTCACTACCGCCGAGGGTAAGGCCGGTCTTATCGAAAGCGGGGGCGCATTCGATCCGTCGCTTCCTGCCGCTCACGGCATCATGGGCCGTGAGGGGGAGTGGATTTACGATCAGCCTGGTATGGCGGGAAGACGCCTGTACCTGTCGTTGGATGACGCCAGGTGGCGGGACGTTGAGGGCGGCCCGGCAGGTCTTGAAAGTGTGGAGTACGCCATTGATCCGCAGGCCCGTGTCCTGGTGTTGGATTCGGAGGCAGCCCTCAGGGCGGTAGAGAAAGAAATGAAGGGCATCGACCTTGTTTACCACGGGGAGCGTGCTTACGACAAGTTGGCTGAACTGGGTTACGATGTTGTTGAGATTCGGAATGTGGCCCGGAACTCTGCGCCGCCTGACGCTGTGGAGGCGACGCAGGTACAGCGGTTCTTTGAGCGGACGGGCGGCGACCAGATCATCATTCTTAACAATGATGTTGTCCGGTTTGCTCCTGATGCTGCGCCTACGGCCCGTCAGGTGGCTGCGGAGGCGGTCACACCGCCTCCGGCAGCGGTACGGGATCCTGAAGGTGCGGCGGAGATTGCCGAAGCCCGCAACCGCGGTGAACGCATTTACGAAGCGACAGTAGGGAAGACGTTTGTCGACGAACACATGGGGCGCGAACTGCCCGTTGGTGAAGTTGTCAAGAGTACGAAGACCACCTATACGTTGCGGATGCGCTGGGAGGATCTGAAAGAACTGGTAAGTGATGGCCGCCACTACGGCCAGGGTGGCATGGATGAATGGTATGAGCGGGAGAACCCTAATGTGATTCAGTCGGCGCGACGGATGCTGGCATCATTGGAAAAGCAGATTCCTGATCTGGATAGCGTTGTGAGGGCTGATGCGGCGCCTACGGTCCGTGAGGTTGCTGCGGAGGCGGTCACGCCTCCGGCAGCGGCGATGGGCACCGCCGACGACATTCGCCGCGAGTTGGCTTTGGTGGAGGAGAAAATACTGGCGTACAACAAGTGGGATCCGAAAGACGATATTCTCGAACGGCTTGACCTAATGCAGCGACGCTTGGATCTGGAATACGATTTGGACACCATCGAGCGCGGCTTACAAATGGAACCGCCTACTCCGCGTGCGGCGGCTGCGGAGGCGGTCACACCGTCTTTCAGAGTCGTCAAGGGCACGGGCAATATCGAAGGTTGGTTCATCCAGGAGTTGAGTGGGGCGGGTAGGCCGCATGAACACTGGCGCACAATCACCCACAATCTCCGCCCTCGTCTTGGAGATGGGATTGGGCAAAATGCCGGCACCGCCGCGTTTGAGAAGTTCGATGATGCGGTGGCGACGGCTCGTCTGCTTGATGCCGAGCAGATGGCTGATGCAGCACCCACTGCGCGTGCTGCGGCTGCGGAGGCGGTCACGCCGCCTCCGGCAACGGTTTATGACGAGTATGCCCTGGGGGATATAACCCGTGACGAGATGCTGGAAGCAACTGCGGAGGCGGTTACGCCTCCGCCGGCAGCAGCGGCACCTACGCCGCCTCCGGCTGCGGCGGCTACCAGGGCGCCGGATCCGTCGGGAATGTACGGCCCGAAGGGCGCCCCCAAGTTCGAGCAGGTGATCGTGCGTACGCCTTTCGGTGATTTCCGGTTGCAGTTCACGGCGAAGCGGACCAGCCAGAAGGTGAAGATTCTGGATGCCCCGGCAGCGTTGGCGGCTTCGCCGGCGAAGACGGGGCCGGCGGTGCCGGGAACACGGGCGCCGTTGGGGCCGGGTGTCGAGTTCAAGAACTATGCGGCGGCGGAGAGCAAGATCGACAAGTGGGCGCAGGAGGTCTTTGAGAAGCGTTGGACCGGTGTCGACGTTGGCCCTGAGGAAGCATTCCCGACCGATTTTGCTCAGGGTGCGGTGGGGCGTTTGTTGGCGGATCCGGCCCGGCAGGGTGGGGTGCGGCAGGCGTTGGCGACGTTGACGGGTCGGACTGAAACGACGGCGTTTCCTGCTACCGGGTTGGAGGGTTTGTCGTGGTTGGATCAGCCGATGTGGCAGTTCCCGTTGGATCAGAGAATGGCGATGACGGAAACGGAGCGTCGCCTTCTGACCGAATCGGAGCGTTTGACGCACCTGGCGTACGCTTCGGAGCATTACAGGGAGGCTGAGGCGGCGATGGCGGCCGGGTTGACGTTGGAGGCGGAGATCGCGACGATGCAGGGGCGGATAAGGCAACTGGCTTCCCAAACAGACGTTATCGACAAGGTGTACGAGGCCGCTGCCCCGGCTGCGGCGGCGGCTGGAAGGGCGAAGAACGAGGTGTGGCCGGCGGATGTGGTGGAGTTGTTCGATGGGACTCGTTCCGAGATAGACGACTTCCAGGAGGCGTTGCGTAAGTTCAACGCGACCCGCACCAGGAACCTGTTCAATGAAACATTGACGCAGCAGACGGCGGCACAGTGGGGGCCGAATACGAGCAACCCGAAGTGGTCGAGGGGTTGGATAGCGCCGTTGTCGGAAGACGGAGGCGAAGCGCCGCTGTTCGAGATGTTGAACGCGTTGTTCAAGACGAGTTCGTCGACCGGCGATTTCCACGGGTTCTTGAAATGGTACGACAAGTTCCTGAACTATTGGAAGGCGCAGGCGGTGTCGACGCCGGGGTTCGTTATCCGTAACGGCCTGGGTGGTTCATGGTTGTCGTACGCGTTTGGTTTGATGGAGTTGGGTTCGACGAACAAGTTCGCCGGGGTGTTCCTCAAGGCGTCGAGGTTGGGTGAAGGCAACGCTGTCAAGGGTGTTGACGAGATGATTAAAACACTTGGGGTAAGCAAGAAGAAGTCGGTGGGGGTCGGGTTTGGTTCCCGTGTCGACATCAACGAGTTGCGTACTATCCGTCGTGTTCTCGACAGCGGCATCGTCGGTGGCGGCCAGGTCATCACTGAGGTTGACAGGAATGTTGCTATGAGGCTTGTCAGGGAGTCTCGTAACCCGCTCACCAACCAGCCGATCGATGTGGTGTTCAACCCGGCTTCAGCGGAGTTCGCTCCGTTCCGGTTTATCCGGTCAGCGAACGAGCAGATGGAAACGGTGTTGCGTGGCGCTCTGGCGTTCGATGTGTTGCAGAAGGGTGGTTCGATCGGGGATGCTGCCGGCCAGGTCTACAAGTTCCATTTCAACTATGCGGATTTGACGGGCACGGAACGGAAGATGCGGCGTGTCATCCCGTTCTGGACCTGGCAGAAGAACGTGGTGCCGATTCTGGTGGAGAGCCTGGGGAAGCATCCGTATGCGTGGGGCCGGTTGCAGCAGGTGAAGGGCAATCTGGAACTCCAGTCGAAGGAGGAGGGGGTGGTGCCGGATTATTTCCTGGAGAACATGGCGATCCGGTTGCCGTGGAAGATCAACGACTACCAGTCGTATTGGATTCCTGATCTGCCGTTCCGTGATCTGAACCGTCTGATGAAGGAGCCGGGTTCGATCACGCGGGTGTTCGCTGAGTCGGCTGCGCCGCCGGTGAAGGTGCCGTTGGAGATTTGGGCGGGGAAGCAGTTCTTCGCTGACCTGCCGTTCAGCGGCAGGTATCAGCAGGTTCCTCCGGTGTACGCCAAGTTTCCGTTCCTGATGGAGGCTTTGGGTTTGGCTGGGAAAGCCAAGAAGGACAGGAAGGGGGAGTATAAGATGCGGGACCAGGATCTCTACATGTTGGATAGTTGGATGCCGTTCTTGTCTAGGTTCCGTAGGTTGTTGCCGAATGAGAGCCGTTATTCGCGGCGGGTGGCGTCGACTGTGGTGTCGACGGTGTTTGGTACGCAGGTGCGGATCAATGATCCGCATGAGAAGCGCAACCAGATTCTTCGGAATGATCGTGCGTTCGAGGAGAAGATGCGTGATCTGATCGATATCGAGATGAGGGTTCGATGAAGCCGTTGTCGAAAACGCGGGGGGTTGTGTCGCGGGTCGAGTGGGGGGCGCGTGGCCCGGCGAAGCCGTTTCGTGCGTTGTCTCGTGGCCGGGTGAAGGGTGTGGTGTTGCATCACAGCGGCGTGCAGGGTGGCCCGTCGGGGGTTGCGGCGGTGCGGGCGTTCGAGTCGTATCACATGGATACCCGTAAATGGGATGGGATTGCCTACAACTGGTTGGTGGATCCGTCTGGTGCGGTGTTTGAGGGGCGTGGTCCTGGTGTGCGTGGTGCTGCGACGAAGGGGTGGAATGCCCGTTCGGAATCGATCTGTTATACGGGGTGGGGGTATGATCGGGTGCCGGATGCGGCGTTGAAGTCGATTATGGCTGTCATTGATGATGTGCAGTTGCGGTATGGGGGTTCGTTGTGGGTGCGGGGGCATCGGGATGTGTCGTCGTCGACTTGTCCTGGCGCTTGGTTGCATGATTGGTTGACGGATGGTGCCCGTGTGGATCAGGGGCCGCCTTCCGACATTGACTGGGCGGGGATTGTGGCCTATCTGACGGCCCTTGGGGACCGTGTGGCGGCCTCCCCCCTGTCGTGGCGTCGGCGGAGCCGTGGAGAGGCTGTACGGGCCGCTCAGAGCCGTTTGAGGGACCGTGGGTACGACCCTGGTCCCGTGGACGGGATCTATGGTAGGCGTACAGCCGGCGCTGTGAAAAGATTCGAGAAGGCTATGGGCTTCTTGAAGCCCAACGGTGTCCTCGACGGCAACACCTGGACGGCACTGTTCTTCGTATAGAGGGACACCCCACCCATCTAATAGGAGGTACCCACATGCCGAAGGGCAAAGGTTACGGAACATTCGAGAAGACGTTCGGATCGCAGGACGAGCAGCCCTACGACTCGACATCGAGCGAGAACATGCACGCCATGAGCGGCAAAGCGAAGAAGGACGCTGCGTATCTCCGCAAGACGAAGTTGGGGAACGCCGCCCACGGTGGCCGTCCCTTCGGGAAGTGAGCGACATGCGTGACGGCAAGACCCCCAAGGCTGTGAAGGCCGACCAGGTGCTGGTCACCTCGGTGAAGACCGGCGGCGGTATCGGTTCCGTCGGTTCACCCTCAAAGAGCGGCGCCCGTAAAGCCTTGTACGACTGATGCCAGGCAAGAAGAAGCCTCGCCGCCCAAGGTACTGACATGCCCCTCAAGAAGGGGTCCAGCCAGGACGTAATCGGTCACAACATCGGCAAGTTGATTACCGAAGGGTATCCCCGTGACCAGGCTGCCGCTATCGCCTACGATAAGGCAAACAAGTCGAAAGGGAAAAAATGAGAAACATGTTAGAGAGAGCAGCGTGGACCTTTTGCCAGGGATTCCTGGGAGTGTTCCTGGTCAGCGACCTGTCCACAGGTCGCGGTGCGATCGTAGCCGGCGTCGCCAGCGCCCTGTCCGTCGTCAAGACGTACGCTCAAGACAAGATCTCGTAATGGACGACCTCGATGCCAAGTGGGGGGACTTCATGGCATCCAGCGGCGTTCAACTAGAAGAAGACATCCTGCAATCCCTACAGGAAAGCCGCCACATCCTCGACATCGAGGACGGCACCCACGCTTCCTGGTACGACAACCGCCTCGGGACACTGCTGGTGTTCCAACACGAAGAAGCACTCAGCATGATCGGTGCGTGGCACGACGCAGACGGCGGCGACCTGATCGCCCTGTCCCGCGTACTCAGGTGGGTGAGCGGCTTCATGGACATGCTGGAACAGTGCCTGATGCTCTACGATTCGTTCGACGACGAATAGACACCAAGGCGGCGCTGAACCAGCGCCGAATCCGCTAACTCGTCTTGAAGTTTCCGAACGATCCGGTCGCGTCTACGCGCCAACGTCGTCTTCGGGACATCCAGGACACGGCCAACGAAACGCAAACTGAGTTTCACCGTCGTCAACATCAGGAAGATCCACCGTTCTTCCTCGGTGAGAGAATCCAACGCGTCAGCCAGGATCTCCCGCAACTCGTCCTGTTCCTGAATGCTTTCCTGCGGTTCGTCAAACGGGGCGACACGCAGCAACGCGTCGTAAACAGTTTGCGGCCTATGGTGATGCCAATGCCGGCCCGTTGAATGATCCGGTGTCGGCCCTAACAAAGAATCCAACAGGTATGGGTCTGCTGTCCATGCTCCCCGCTCCGCCCTACTCAACAGCCGGCTGATTCAGAAACTGCTCCCCGATGACCCTGGTGTTCTCCGGGTCGTAATGCGACGGCTCACCCTTCTCCCACGCCTCGTCGTANTCGATCCAACCCAAAATGTCGACGACACGGAACTCCGGCGGCACAGGCTGCACCACCCACAGCACCANNCCCATGTTCCAACTGGCGTCGGCGTACAGCCGCGTTGGTGCTGGTCCGCACCCGNCGCACCTCGATGTTGTGNCCCACATCCGGCAGATGCTTGTAGTTCTTATGCTCCGACTTGTGCCACACATGCCCAGGCCAATACTGGTTCGTGACCTTCGCCACCGCCAGTTCCCCCACCGATGCGGCAGCCAGAGCGGTGCGGTTGTCCTCCATGCGCTTCTTGTCGTAAGAAGCGGCATCCGCCTTGCCCCAGTTCTCGATGAAACGACGGGCGCCAACATGCAACGCGTGTTCGTATTCCCACGGATCTAGTTCAACCTGGATCATTTCTTCTTTCCGATCAGACGATGCACCTGGCGGTCATCGTCGTAGGCGTGGCCGTTCAAAGCGTCCTCGACGAGTTTCAGATAGTTGGAAACGTCGCCTCGTAGCGACGACTGCTCCATCTCCATCGGAGTCAACGTGATCGTTATGCGATCCTTCGAGAAGGCGCACGCCAGAGACACGGCGCCCTCGAACTTCGGCCCCTTGTACGCATCAGCGATCACCTGCTCTGCGTCGACCGTTCCCTTTGGCGTGTAGGTGCGTCCCTTCCCGAAGCGTGGACGCCCCTTCGCCTTCGGTCGGGTACGAACCGTGAACCGGTATGTGTCAGGGTTGGGGGCCATCAGAGCCCCTCCAGGGTGTGGTTGCGTGCATTGGTCACAAGTTCCTCCAAGCGTCGATCACGGTCGTTACGGCCAACAAACTTTCCGACCCGTTCGTCAAGTTGGGTCGTCAGATGCAACACCATGTAGTCGCTGTAGTTCTGCCGAAACAACGAACAGGCGAAAGAATACAGGGCGTTGGAACGATCCTCCCGAATGTCGCCATCCCAGATCCTGCGGGCGATGTACCCGAAGTCTGAATCGCTGCGGGTTCTGACCTGCTCCACCTGAGCGATCGGCTTCGAGTGCCGCTCCTGGTACAACGCGTGGATGGAACGGATCGCATGGCTGCTCGCCCTCGACTCCCACGCCATCTCGACA